GGGAGCATCGCGTTCACCGTATGCCGCCAAGCCCGGACAGGTGGAAAGAGCGTAGCCGGACATATCAAGGAATAGCCGATGCAATGGCTCAGCAATGGAGTCTTGCATGAAAGAGGCGCAGATCCAGTCTCAGATCGTCAAATATCTGCGGGCGGTCCTTTTCCCAAATTACGTTGTCGCGGCTTGTCCGAATGGCTCTCAGCGCACGTCTGGCGGTTATCCGGCTAATGCGGTTGCTGGCCTGTATCCAGGCTTTCCAGATCTGATGATCCTGGGCGGAGGAGGGCGCATTTGGCTCCTTGAGGTTAAAGCGTTGAAAGGCCGTCTATCCGACAAGCAATCAGATTTTGGCGACTGGTGCGTGTTCAAAGGCTTCGTCCCATGGGCCTGCGTTCACAGCGTCGAAGAAGTGAAAATGGCTCTGAGAGAGTGGCAAATCCCAACCCGTGAGGCTGCGTAATGTTAGGCACCATGTCGGCGCGTAAAGGCCCAATTTATTACATTACTGAGCGCAAACGGCTTGAGGAACTGGCTGAACAGCGCAGACAAGAGGCTATTCAGGAAGCAATTCGCAAGGCGCAAGAGCAAAAGATACTTATCGAAACTGTATCTCGGCATAACCCGGAGGTTGCGCCTGTTATCCAGTTTGCGAACTCAGTCTTTAAGAGCAAGAAAATCAGCGAGATCATATATGTGGTCGCGCATCACTTTGGAATTTCAGAGATTGAACTTCTTAGTGAACGCCGGACCAACCACGTCGTTACGGCTCGACATGTCCTCTACTGGATATGCAAGGAACTGACTCCATACAGCTACCCAGAGATCGGGCGCAGGCTAGGCGGGAGGGATCATACAACCATCCTGCACGGCGTCCGCAAAATTGAGCATCTAATCGCCCATGGACATGAGGTTGTAGCTGACTGCTACGCGATCAAACGCCACTGGGAAAAAGCGTCCTCTAGCTATTACTGGGGCGCATGATGACACGCATTCTTTCATGGTTCTCATGCGGCGCGGCTTCGGCTGTAGCCACTAAAATTGCCATCGAAAAATACGGTGCTGCAGTTCTCCCTGTATATTGTCATACCGGCAGTGAACATCCTGACAATGCCCGGTTCATGGCCGACTGCGAAAAGTGGTTTGGTGATTTTGTTCACTTAATAGGTTCTGCAAAATACGAAGATACATGGGATGTTTGGGAGAAGCGCAAATATCTCGCCGGGATAGACGGCGCGCCTTGCACAACTGAATTAAAAATCATTCCCAGACTAGACTTCCAGAAGCCTAGCGACGTGCATGTGTTTGGCTATACAGCCGACGCCGCTGATGTGAAGCGGGCCTCCCGCCTAAGAATGAATTACCCAGAAATGCAGATTGAGACGCCGCTGATTGATGCAGGGCTTACCAAGCAGGCAGTTCTAGCCATGTTGGAGCGCGCTGGCATAGCGCTGCCGCCCATGTATGCGATGGGTTTCCAGAACAACAACTGCATTCCATGCGTTAAGGCGACTAGCCCTTCTTATTGGGCGTTGGTCCGCAAACAGTTTCCTGCTGAATTTGAGCGGATGGTTGAGCTGTCACGGCGGCTTGATGTTCGCTTAGCCAGGCTCGGTGATGAGCGTGTCTTTATTGATGAGATACCCGCCGATCATCCGACGACAAATCCGATAGCGCCAAGCTGCGATTTCCTATGCCATCTCGTTTCAATTGGGTTGGACTAATGACCCGCATGTTCGCCTACGTGCCGTTTACGGAAATCACTGAGCGCTATGAGCAAGGCTGGTTCATTGCCAGCCTGCTAGGGCCGCCACACGGCTGTTACGCCGTCCTCATGGAATGGATCGGAGATATACGATGAGCCGCATTAGAAGCGTCCATCCTGGTCTATTCACAGACGAAAGTTTCGCCTCCGTTTCCATGGCTGCTCGGATGCTGATTATCGGCATTTGGACTGAGGCGTGGGATGACGGAGTGTTTGAGTGGAAGCCGCTAACGCTCAAAATGCGTATCTTTCCGGCTGACAGTCTTACGGTTGAGCCTTTGCTTTCCGAGCTAGCAGAATCCGGCGTGATTTGCGCCTTTGAACGCGATGGCAAGCGTCTCGGCGCGATCAGAAACTTTTGCAAGTTTCAGCGTCCGAAGAAGCCGAATAGCTCCGGGAGCCTTCCAGACGACATTAAGAAATATGTGGCTTTGGAGGCTCGTAGTTCCGAACCAGTTCCGAACCAGTACGGAACCAGTTCCGAAATTGAAGTACAGATGGAGGATGGAGGATGTATAGGGAGTAGTACATCCTCACTACGTTCGGATGTAGCGGCTTCGCCTACTGCCGCTTCGCCAAAGCCGAAGCGCACCAAACCGCGATCACAAATTTCCGAAGATGCTCAACCGACAGCCAGCGATACGTCGGCTGCGGAGGCTGCTGGCCTAACGTCGGCGGCCTTCCGAGAGCAATGGTCCAAGTTCCGAAACTATCACCGCGCCAAGGGTAGCCTGATGGCTGATTGGCAAGCCGCCTGGCGAACATGGCTAGGCAACATTGCTGAATTCCAGCGCCAGCCAAGGGCAGGCCCGCCTAGCTACCAGAACGGCAAAACTGGTGGGTTCACGTTGCTAAAACAGGCGATCTTGGAAAATGAACGAGCAAAATCAACGCAAAACAATGGCCCTAATCCGGCTGTTCAGTTGCTACCCGTCAATGGGACAGCAAAGCCCGGAACAAGCGTCGGATACGATGACGGCTTACCTGACAGCTCTGAGCGATTGTTCGGCAACTGACGTTGAGCAGGCTTGCGCTCAGCTCGCCAAGGCGAACAATCCGTTCGTCCCGTCAGCCGGACAGGTCTACACATCCGCAGAGCGTTTTGCCGCAAAGCGGATCGAGCGGGATAACGTCGTCCGCCTCAACCCGCCGAAAGAGCAATACTCCGAGGAACACCGAGAGCGCATGAAAGCTCGGTTTCAGGCGTTGCTAGACGAACTCAAGTCCGGCGTTGGCTATAACCCAGAATACGGGAAAGTCCCAAAAGGCACGAAGCCTGCCAAGCCTATCGTTGAGCGCACGGTTCCTGGCTCATTCCTCGAAAAATGGGAGCGAGAGCATGGGCGCCCGCATCCGGCCAGAGACCGCATCATCGCAGAAGCTAATCAAACCGAACTGCGCGAGGCAGCGGAATGATACGCGCCATCCTGTCCCGCATTTTTGGCGGCCATTACGGCCATCGGAATTTCGGCCTCAAGCCGAATAACCCTCACGCGCTCCGCCCGCGTGTCCTGGTTCGAATCCAAATTGGCGGTGTGGAGACGACACAATGAGCTTTGAAACCCTGATCAACGACAACCGATCTATCTCGCGCCTGACGGTAGCTATCAACTCTGTTATCGCGCAGCAGATATTCGACGGTCGCGCTAACAAGCCGTGGATCTATGACGACACTCAGCGGATGCTTGGCGTTGCCTGGAATCTCGACCTGGCTCCGCTGATGGATAGCCAGCATACCGGAGACCATTACGCCTTGGTTTCCGAGACTCAGGCTCCGTTGAACTCGAAGCTGGAAGCGCTTGGCAAGCTGCTGGCTGACGAGCTTGAGGTAGCCGAAAAGCCTCCGGTCAAGTCGACCAAAAAGGCCGCCGCTTGACGGCGTTCGCCCGCAGGCTGGAGACGGCGGCTTTTGTCGCCGTTCTCCTGATCTTCCTATTGCTCAGCCTAGCGATGATCTTCCACACGATTAAACCGGAGCCTGAATACCGGCCCGATCTGACTGTTCCGCCGTCTGCGTATCTCTGCGTCAAATCTGACAACTGCTACATCGTGGCGAGGTAATTTTGAAAAGCGAGAAGGACAAAGAGCGTTACCGCCGCTGGAGACTTGAAAACCCGGACAAGGTTCGTGAGCAGCGCAAACGGCGTTGGGCGCGTAAGACGGGCGTTCTCCCGCCTTATGAGAAGCCCGCGCCGCTTACGGCTGAGCAATTACAAGAAAAATCATTAGCCAAGAAAAAACTCGAATATCAGCGGCGTAAAGAGCGTCTGGCTACGGACCCGGAATATGCCGAAAAGTTCCGGGCAAAAGAACGGGAGAGAGGCGTCAGGCGCTATGCCAGACTTCTTGCTGATCCAGAAAAACGCGCCCAAAAGCTAGAGCAGGAGCGCATACGCAACCGTATTAAAAAAGGCATCCCGCTAGATGCGCCAGTAATGACTCGTGGGTTGACCGACGAGCAACGCGCCGAGCGTAAGGCCGAGAAAGAACGCCTCAAGGCTGAGCGCGCCGCCGCCAGACCGCCAAAAATGACTCCCGAAGAGCGCAAGGCTCGCCGCCGTGTATGGCAGAAGGAGTATGACAAAAAGAAACGCGATTTAGCGCGGGCTAGAAGGGCCGCAGAGGTGTCGGAAGCTATGGCCCGATACCCTAGCCAACCACCTAAAATCATCGTCAACGACCCTCCTGAATTGGTCGCCTTGTTTAAAAAAGCTAGCAAGGGCGAACCTCCATACGAGCGTTTCACGGGTAAGAAAATGGGCGCGTTCACCGCCAGAGCAAAATGGATTTGATCATGGATATTAGCCCACCGCGCCGAGAGCCAAACGGTAGACGACAGCGCGAGTCTACAGCCCAGGACAGGCTCAACGAGATCAACCGCGCCCGTGAGGAGCAGGAGATTTCAACCGTCCTCGCCCAGCCTCACAGGCACGGAGAACGCTCGCCTATGGCAGAGTCAGCAATAGGCCGCTTCGTGATCCAATACGCCATGCAACGAGAGCTTTACGACGCAGCCATTCAATACGCTAAAACCCGTGGCATGTGGCTGGCGGTCATGGGTGCTCCAAGAGCCGAGAAGCACGGCGGATCAGGCAGGGACGTTCCAGAGGAACTAGCCCACCGCTGGCGCGACGATGTTGCTGACTGGCGTAAGGCTATGGGTGATGCGGGCGGTAAAGACGGAGCCGCAGCTATCGAGCTTATGGCTTGCGATAACGTAGACCTGCCGCCGAACTTTGAGCGATTGGCTGCAATGACAGCGCTGATCGCTCTTGGTAAAGCCATGGGACGTATCTGAGTTGTTCACAGGCTTACGAAAAGTTTAGTTTACGATTAAGCTCGTTTATGCTAAGTCAGACGATAACAATCACCACTTGCGCCCGGAGCCTAAACAGCTTGCGGGCGCTTTTCGTTTCGGGCGGCCCAACTAACCATCGTCTCCTTGGTTGGCTCCAGAGTTGGTCAACCGCCCGAATCCTATCAACCGTAAAACTAGGCGTTTTTCGTGCCTATAAACAATAGCTGGCCTGCTGATAAGGTCGAGCGAATAGCTGTTTCTGCGCTTGTGCCGTACGCGAGAAACGCCAGGACACATTCGCCAGAACAGGTTGATCAGATAGCGGCCAGCATCCGAGAGTGGGGCTGGACTGTTCCGGTTCTGATTGACGAAACTGGCGGGCTTATAGCGGGACATGGCCGCGTTATGGCGGCAAAGAAGCTAGGCTTGAGCGATGTGCCTGCGATGCGGGCTGAAGGCTGGTCTGAAGCGCAGAAGCGGGCTTATGTGCTGGCTGATAACAAGCTGGCGCTAAATGCCGGTTGGGATAACGAACTGCTCCGCGTCGAGCTAGACGGCCTGAAAGAATTAGATTTCGATCTGAGTCTGACAGGATTTGCTGATCTAGAGCTATCGACGATCCTGGCGGATAAAACAGAAGGCTTGACGGACCCGGATGAAACGCCGGAGCCGCCAGCTAAGCCGGTTAGCGTTCTTGGCGATGTGTGGTTGCTAGGCAAGCATCGGATCGTATGCGGCAGCAGCACCGAGGTTGAGAGCGTCGATAAGGCGCTGAATGGCGTTAAGCCGCATCTGATGGTTACTGATCCGCCTTATGGCGTCGAATATGATGCTGATTGGCGCAACAAGGCCATGCGGGCTGATGGTTCAAAGGACGGTGGTCGGGCTGTTGGCAAGGTGCTGAACGACGACAAGGCCGATTGGCGCGAAGCATGGGCGTTGTTTCCCGGCGACGTTGCTTACGTCTGGCACGCTGGCAACATGGCGCATGTCGTAGCCGAAAGCCTGTTAGCCTGTGACCTGCATATCCGGGCGCAAGTGATATGGGCTAAGAGCCAGTTTGTTATAGGTCGCGGTGATTATCACCCGCAGCATGAGCCTTGCTGGTATGCCGTCCGCAAGGGCAAGACAGGCCATTACGATGGTGGCCGCAAGCAATCTACGCTTTGGCAGATAGACAAGCCGCAAAAGTCTGAAACAGGCCATTCGACGCAAAAGCCAGTCGAGTGCATGAAGCGCCCGATAGAAAACAACAGCAGCGCAGGGCAGGCTGTGTATGAGCCTTTCTCTGGCTCTGGAACGACGATCATTGCGGCTGAAATGACTAGCCGCTGTTGCCACGCCATTGAGCTTAACCCGGCTTATGTCGATGTCGCCATTGAGCGCTGGCAGAACTATACAGGCCATCAGGCGACCTTAGAGGCGACTGGCGAGACGTTCAGTGAGGTAAAGAGTGGACGAGCAGCAAGCTAGCAGCAAAGGCGGGCGTCCATCCTTCCAGCCCACTGATGAGCAGCGCAAGATGGTTCAGACAATGGCGAGCGTCGGCATCCAGCAGACGCACATAGCCATGGTTCTGGAAATACACCAGGACACGCTGCGTAAGCATTTCCGCAAGGAACTAGACACAGCAATGACCGTAGCAAATGCGAAGGTCGCTGCTAACCTATTCAAGCAGGCCACTAAAGACGATCCGAGAGCCGTTGGCGCCGCGATCTTTTGGGCCAAAACGCGCATGGGCTGGAAAGAGCCGGTTCACGTTGAACACAGCGGCTCGATAGCCTCACGCTTTGAGCAGATGAGTGATGATGAGCTTGCAGAGTTTATCGCGCGTACAGAAGGTGGAGTATCTGACGGCGAAGGCGGTCCATACCAGCCGACGCGAAGTCACGGATATTCGACAAAACCTAACTAGCTGGTGTCGTAAGGCGGGTTATGAGCCTGCCGCGCATCACCGCCTAATCATTGATGAGCTAGAGGCGGTGGCATGTGGAGAGACAAAGAGGCTGGCGCTGTTCCTTCCGCCTGGCTCTGCGAAATCCACCTATGCCTCTATATTGTTCCCGCCGTGGTTCTTTTCGCGCTCGCCATCTGCATCGATTATTGCTGCTTCACATACGAGCGAATTAGCGGAAAAGTTCGGCAGACGGGTCCGGCGTCTCGTCGCAGACCATTCTAAGCTGCTCAATGTTGATGTTTCTTCTGAGAGTAGCGCTGCCGGGCGTTGGGATACTGATAAAGGCGGTGAGTATTTCGCTGCTGGCGTGGGAGGATCTATCACAGGCCGCCGCGCCGATTTGGCGATCATTGATGATCCGATTAGATCGCGTGAGGATGCGGATTCGAAGCTGATCCGCGACAAACAATGGGACTGGTTCAAGTTCGACCTGTCTACCCGCTTAAAGCCTAATGCAAGCGTAATTCTAATCCAGACCCGTTGGCACGAAGATGATCTAGCGGGCCGAATACTTTCCGAAGAAGGCGACCGCTGGAGGGTTGTCAGCCTACCTATGGAGGCGACAAGCCATGATGATCCTTTGGGCCGTTCTCTCGGCCAGCCTCTTTGGCCTGATTGGTTTACGGATGAAATGCGGGATGACGCCAAGCGCGATACCCGTGTCTGGTCGGCGCTCTACCAACAGCAGCCGACGCCGGATGAGGGCGGACTATTCAAACGAGAATGGTTTCGGCCAGTAAACAGCATTCCAGACCGCGATAGCATGATGGTCTATGGCGGTTCGGACTATGCGGTAACGAGCCGAGGCGGCGATTACACCGTTCATTGCGTTGTCGGCCTTGATCCAGACGGCGAGCTTTACCTGCTCGACTTATGGCGCAAGCAGGCCGCGTCGGATGAATGGGTTGAGGCTTGGTGCGATCTAGTTCGCAAGTGGAAGCCTATGGCCTGGGCCGAAGAAACCGGCCAGATCAAATCAGGCGTTGGTCCGTTTCTTGAGCGCAGAGCGCATGAGAAGCAAGCCTACTGCGTCCGTGAGCAATTCCCAACACGCGGCGACAAGGCGGTTCGCGCTCAGTCGATCCGTGGCCGTATGGCGATGCGAGGCTTGAGAATACCAAAAGACGCTCCTTGGCGGGCTGACTTTGAGTCGGAGCTGCTTCGGTTCCCGGCTGGCGTCCATGACGACCAGGTGGACGCTCTTGGCCTTGTCGGTCAGCTTTTAGATCAGATGCTTGCCGGTGTTAAGCCGAAGCAGAATGTCGCGCCTCCTAGAGACAGGTGGGACAGGAAAAGAGATTTAGATGACGATTACGATTGGAAAGCGGTCTGATGGCTGACGACACGCTCGACGTATCACGTCTCGTTGAAATGTTCGAAGCGAGCGAGGACGCCAGCTACGATGCGCGCCTCAACGCTGAGCGAGACCGGGACTACGTCGATGGCGTACAATACACCGCAGAGGAACTAGCGGCCTTCGCCAAGCGTAAGCAGCCGCCAATCGTCATCAACCGAATTAAGCGTAAGATCGACTTCCTCAAGGGCTATGAGCAGAGCCAGCGGATTAATCCTCGCGCTCTGCCGCGCACTCCGGCCCATGAGAACGACGCTGATGGCTGTGAGCAGGCGCTCCGCTACGTTGCCGAAGATCAGAGGTTTGACCACAAGCGCAGCCGCGTTTGGGAGAACCTACTGGTTGAGGGCATGGGCGGCTATAGCGTTGCGGCCCGTCCTGGCGCCAATGGCGAAGTCGATATTGAGATCACGGCGATTCCTTGGGATCGCATGTTCTTTGATCCGCACTCATCGGCTCCCGACTTCTCGGATGCTGCCTATCTCGGCCTTGTCCGTTGGGTCGATTACGAAGAGGCTGCGGCTCAATACCCTGACGCCGTTGATATGCTGTCTTGGACGCTCTCTGAAAGCTCCAATAGCGACACTTACGACGACAAGCCAAAATACCGCATTTGGGCTGACAACAAGCGCAAGCGCGTCCGTATCTGCCAGATTTGGATTAAGCGCGGCGAGCAGTTCCATTATGCCGAGTTTACCAAGGGCGGAATTCTCAAGGCAGGCCCGTCGCCATATGTGAACGACAAGGGCGAGTCGGATTGCGAGCTGATCTTCGGTTCGGCTTACATCAACCGCGATAATGACCGTTACGGCATTGTCCGGGAAATGATCGGCCCGCAGGACGAAATCAACAAGCGCCGGTCCAAGGCTCTCCACCTGTTGAACACCAATCAGGTGATCGCTGAGCAGGGCGCGGTTCGTGACGTTGAGAAGGCCAGACGCGAAATGGCGCGGCCTGACGGCTGGATCGAGATTTCGCCTGGCTACTCCGACAAGATCAATATTCAAACTCGCCTGGACCTCGCCAACAGCCACATGACGCTGTTGCAGGAAGCCAAGAACGAAATCGACATGATGGCTGGCAACATCGCTCTCCAAGGCAATGCGGCTCAGTCAGCGGCCTCTGGCAAAGCAATCATCGCTAGCCAGCAGGGCGGCGCGATGGAAATTGCTCCGATCATGGACGCTTTGCGCGACATGGACATTCGGGTTTTCCGGGCGATTTGGTCGCGTATTCGTCAGTTCTGGAACGCTGAGAAGTGGGTCCGCATTACTGACGATGAGCGCAACATCAAATGGTTGGGCCTCAACGTCGATCCGATGCAAGCGCAGATGATCGCTATGCAGAATCCAACCATGAGCGATAAAATCGCTGGCATTGTCGGAAATATCGCTCAGCTTGACGTTGATATTATCATTGACGACGCGCCGGACGGCATCACGCCGCAGCTTGAGCAGTTCCAGAGCCTTGTCGAACTCAAGAAAATGGACGCGATGGGCGAGCTTCCGTTCCGCGCCATTGTCGCAGCCATGCCTAACCTGAAAAACAAGGATCAGGTTTTGGCGGCTATGGACACGGCCAAGCAGCCGCCGCAAGACCCGATGGCGATGCAAGCTCAGCAGATGGCGATGCAGCTACAGGCCGCTAAAGCACAGGCTGACATTTACAATACGAACGCCAGCGGAGCGCTGAAAGAAGCGCAGACGCAAAAGACGCTTATGGAGGCGCAGTTAGCGCCGGAGAAGGTGATCAACGACCGCTTTAAGCAGGTCGCTGCACCTCCAATGATTTCCGCTCAGCCGCAAGGTTTCTGAGCCAAGGAAGAGCCGTCGCCGGGCTGCACGGGCGATAGAGGTTCGCAAGCCTCACTAACTTGCGTCCGTCGCCGGGACATCGGGCGGCTCGTGACCTCCACGTAAACAGGATCAGTGCATGTCAGACCTCGACGACATTTTGTCGTCGGGTGGAGAACCTGTGTCTCCGCCCGCACCAGAAACACCGCAAGTCGAAGCTCAACAGCCGGAAGCAAGTCAGACTGAGGCCGAAGCGCCGCAGAATGAGGAAGCCTCCGACGAGCAGAAGATGGTTCCGGTAGCCGCGCTTCAAGCCGAGAGGCAGAAAAGCCGGAAATACACGGAGCATCTAGCTCAAGTTGAACAGCAGCTCGCGGAACAGCGGCAACAGTTCACTCAGTTGCAGCAATGGTTGTTTGCCCAGCAACAGGCACAGCAGCCAAAGCCGCAAGCGCCGGACTTTTGGGAAGCTCCTGAGAACGCGATTGATTATCGCGTCCAGCAGGAAGTCGCACCAATCAAAAGCCTACTGCAAAGACAGCGAGAAGAATTCTCGATGCTCCAAGCCGTAGACAAGCACGGCCAAGACACTGTTGACGCGGCGTTTACAGAAATGCGCTCGCGTATGGCTTCCGATCCTATGTCGGCCAAGCCTGACTACGACCGCATCATGGCGTCTCCGCATCCTTATGGCGCGTTGGTTGACTGGCACAAGAAGCAGCAAGTCATGGCGGAGATTGGCTCCGACCCGGCTGCTTACAAAGAAAAACTCAAAGCCGAATTGCTGGCCGAAATGCAGCAGCAGGCTCCAGTGGCTCCGGCTGTTGGAACCTTGCCGAGCAATTTCGCAGCCGCTCGCAATGTCGGCTCTCGCAGCGGCCCTGCTTACAGCGGGCCTCCTCCTATCGACGACATTTTCAACCGCACTCGCAAAGTCGGTTGATGAAAGGTTATTAAAATGGCTGATACGCAGGTTGCGTCGGGCCTTACTGTTCAACAGTGGGACGACCAGTTCTTCCGTGAATATCTTACGGATAACCGCTTCTCCGAGTCCATGGGCACTGGCGAAAACGCCATCGTCCAGGTTAAAGAGAACCTTACCAAAAACCCTGGCGACCGCATTAACTTTGCGCTTGTCAACAAGCTGACCAATGCGGCTGTCACGGGCCGTTCGACCATGGAAGGCAACGAAGAGGACATGTCCTCGCGTTCGTTCCCGGTCACGGTCAATAAGCGTCGTAACGCTGTCCGCGTTGCTGAGATTGACGAGCAGTTCTCGGCTATCTCGCTCCGTTCGGCGGCGCGTCCGGTCCTCATGGACTGGTCGATGAAGGACACCGAAAGCCTGATCACGAAGGCTCTGACGACCATCAATGGCGTTGCTTACGGCTCGGCTACCGAGACGCAGAAAGACGCCTGGCTGGTTGACAACGCTGACCGCGTGCTGTTTGGCGCTCTGCGTTCGAACAACTCGTCGAACGATCACTCGGCTTCGCTCGCTAATTGCGATACGACTGCCGACAAGCTGAATGCGGCGGCTGTTTCCAAGATGAAAACCATCGCGGAAACGATTGCCAATCCTCTGATTCGCCCGATCCGTTCGACGGCGAACAAGGGTCGCCGTTACTACATCATGTATGCTCATCCTTATGCGTTCAACGACCTCAAGGCTGACACGGCGATCACGCAGGCTCAGCGCGAAGTCTCCATGGCTATGGAGAACGAGCGTCTGTTCGAAGGTGGCGATCTCTACTGGGATGGCGTCATCATCAAGCAGGTTGAGCAGGCTGTGACCGATTGGGACTTCGGCACGGTTGGCGCTACGTCGGCCAAAGTCGTCGGCGCGTTCCTCTGCGGCGCGCAGGCGGTTGGCGCGGCTTATGCCCGTCGCTGGAAAACCACGACCGAGGTTTTCGACTACGGCGACAAGCACGGCGTCGAAGTGTCCTCGATCTACGGCATTGAGAAGCTGCGCTTCGGCTCCGGCACGAACGACACCGACGATTACAAGGATCACGGCGTTGTGACGGGCTATTTCGCCACGGCTGGCCTGGCCTAATAATAACGAGGGCGGGAGCTAGTCTCCCGCCTTCCCATTTCGGGAAATCCTAGCATGAAAACGGTCCGGGACGTTTGCCAGAAGGCGTTGATGTATGTCGGCGCAGTTGGCGCGGGACAACCGTATTCTGCCGAGGATTTGCTAGTCGCTAGTCAGGCGATCCGGCCTATGCTGGATGAATTGGCCGCTACCGACGTTTGCATGATTGCTGTCCATCCGACTCTTGATGACGAAGAAGAAATACCGGACGTTTTCTATCTCCCGCTGGCCCAAATCCTAGCGGTTGAGATTTCGCCTGATTTTGGCGCTCCTTTCGATCCAGTGGCTAGAGAGGCTGCTATCAGACGCTTGAGACTGATTGCATCGTCGCCTAGCTATGAACAAATCCAGACGGCGGCATATTACTAATGCCGCAGGCGGATATTCCATTTCCAGCCTCATCTAACCCAGGGCAAAAGCCTGGTGAAGGCTTAGGAAGGCTTGTAAACGCTTTCTGTGAGGTTGACGGCGGCGTTAAGACTTGGCGCCCTGTTCCTGGTTCCTCGCTCTTTACATCGATCTTGGATAACAGCGGCGATCCGGTAACGAATACCCGTGGAATGTTCGTCAATGGAACGCAGTTATTTGTCGTCCAAGACGAAAAGGTTTTCACGATCTCCAAGGGCGGTTTCGTTCAGGAGCTGACTTATACGACAGCTTTGGCTGGCGACTTGCCTGGTAGCGATCCGGTTACGATTGCGACGAATAACAAGTCTCCGACGCGGGACATGATCGTTGTAACCGATCTAGGCGTCTACACCGTTGACAATGGAGTAGTCGAGGATTTGAGCGCTCCGAACCTTCCGGCTGTTAATAGCGTTTGCAGCTTGGACGGGTTTTTCCTCTATACGACGCAAGACGGAAAGATTTACGCCTCTGAATTGAATGACACGGCTGTTGAGGCTCTGAGCTTCGCAACTGCTGAGTCTAACCCGGATGGGCTTCTCAGAGGCACGGTTCACGGAAACCAGTTCTTCGCCTTTGGGCCTAATTCTATCGAGGTTTTCCAGAATGTCGGAGCCTCTCCGTTCCCGCTACAACGTGTGGCTGTTATTCCTGTTGGCTTGCTGGGCGCTTGGGCTGTGTCTGGTAACGACAATGGCTGGCCCGACGATCAGCTATTTGTAGCCACAGACTGCACGGTTCGCCGGTTGAAGGGTTATGATCCGGTCGTTGTATCGAACAAGGACGTTGAGCGGGCTATCGCTAACGTCTTTGACAAGACGACGATCCGGGCTTTTGTCTATGTGGCCGAAGGCAACCCTATATGGTCGCTTTCGTCTGACACATGGACCTGGGAATATAACTGCGCGACTGGCTTCTGGCATGAGCGCAAGACTACTGGTTCTACTCGCTGGCTTGGCGAGTCTAGCGTCTATTTTGGTGATAAGTGGCTGATCAGTCGCAAAAATAGCGAACGGCTGCTGTATGTGGATAAAAACTCAAGTTTGGACGATACCACGTCGATTTCAATGACCATTGAATCGGCTCCGGTTAAGGATTTCCCGTCTCGCGTTTATGTGGCGGCGGCGTTCTTCGACTGGTCTACCGGCAATGCGCCGCTTAATGGCCCGTTTGATACGTCCGATCCAGAGATTTCGATCTCTTGGTCTGGCGACGGCGGCGGATTGTGGAGCAATGAATATATTGCTTCCTCGCTTGGCCGGACGGGTAAATATCTTGAAAGCATTCGGGTAAATCGCGTCGGCCTGGCTGGCAAGAATGGCCTCAAGTTCCGATTGATGACGACTAGCCCGGTTTACAAGACGTTTAGAGGCGGGCGCTGCGAATTTCAGCTTAGAGGCCCGGCGTGAGCGTCGATCAGGAGATACTTCCTCCTCCGCCTCACATATCGCGGGTTGACAAGGAAGGTAAGCCTTCCAAGGCGCAGATTGACTATGATCTTCGCTTACAGAAGAACTTTAACGAGAAGCAGGCTGCTAACGCTGCGGCTCTTGAGGCTGTAGAAACAAGCCTACAGAGCCAGATCACAAGCGTAGATGCCGATCTACAGGACGCAAGGGCTGATTTCTTAGAAATAGCCGAGGTTGTAACTAACCTACAGTCTGAGGTTGGTGACAACTCTGCCGAGCTTATCGTCTTACAGGGCGCTTTTGCCGACGAGCAAACGGCGGTCGCTGGCGAGATCACGCTGATTAATGCCAGGGTTGATGACACTGAGGCGTCGATAACGTCCGAGTCTACAACTCGTGCGACTGCTGATACAGCCCTTGGAACGCGGATTGATAACCTTGTTCTGACGACTGGCAATAATGCTGCTGTCATCATTGACACTGAGGCGCAGGCAAGAATTGACGCTGACGATGCGCTTGGCGTTCGGATCGACAATGTTGTTGCGGATTTCGATGATCTAACTGCCGCTGTAAGCGATGAGACGACAGCTAGATCATCAAGAGATAATGCGCTTGCCTCAAGAATAACGACAGCTTCGGTTGGCGCGTCTCGGGTATATGTCCAAGATGATGCGCCTTCTAGCTTTGGCCGCCTCGTTGGCGACGTTTGGTATGAGACAGACGCATCTCCCGCGTTCAAGCCATATTACTGGACTGGATCAGCTTGGGCGGATAATAGCTCTGGCACATATAAGATCGGCCAGATTGCGGTTATCTCAAACGATGTTACCGCTCTCAGGGAAGCGGATAAGGCGCTAGTCCGTAACGTAACGCGAGGCATTGCCTCGATGTCGCGGGTTTACAGCCAGGATGATGCTCCTACAGATAGCCGCCAGGTTGGCGATGTCTGGTATGACTCAAACGATAGCTTTAAGCCGTATTACTGGAACGGCACAACATGGGTCGATAACAGCAGCGGGACTTACAAGGTCGGCACGTTAGCGACCTTTGAAAGCAACATTTCGGCGCTTGTAACGACAGTCGGTAATAGCACGACTGGGTTAGTCAAAGATGTTGACGATCTACAAGTCACAGTCGGAGACGCAAACTCTGGCTTAGTCAATACGACAACTGTTCTTGTCAATACTGTCGGAAACAACTCAAGCGGGCTTGTCCAGCAGGTAAATAGCCTG